TACAAGCCATTGCGTGGGTTCAGGGCTCGCAAGCAACCACTTTTTAGTGTCGCGTTTGAGACCCAAGCCATAGCCGCCCACTGTCGTGGGTAGGTGTATGGCTGCAAACGCACGAGGGTTTCTCGCCTTTCTAGGTAAGAGCTCTCCCATGCGTTCGATAAAAAGGGCTCTGATAGAGTCCTTCTTATCGTAGGTGTAGTAACGGTCATCATTCGGTAACCATTCTAAACACCCTCCAAGCTGTGCTGATTTACCAATCGCCACATTCTTGTTATCCTTCTTCATCATGGTCGATTGACCGCGTTCAAGAAGGCGAACCTTTACCGAGTCCACTATAATCGATCGACTATAGTCACCTTGGTTAAAGGCTTCTCCGTACTGGAGGTTTCCTAGATTTAGGAGTCTCTCCGTGTACTTGACACACCGTGTGGACCAACCGTGTTGGCCATCCGATATGTGAGACCCGGCCTTGCGATGTATCGCAGTGATCAGGTCTAGATAGGGTGTGGGACCTCTTGCTAGATGGTCGTCACCCCCTATGTGACAGAATCTCCAATCCCGATAGGGAGCAGGAGTCGTGTCAAATAGCTTTTCATCCGCTCCAGTGTACTGGAGGAATGCAAGCTCTTCGATCGCTAGATTTAGGATCGTTAATGATGGCTTGGCGATAGCCTCGCCCATCATAATTCCAGTCTTTGACATTATCGTGTTAAAGCCTGGAAGTTCAACTATGCGGGGTCCGATAAGATCCAGCACTAATTGAACGTACTCTGGCCTGGCCTGTAGGCCATAACCAGAGATAAAACTGTTGAGTAACATTTTTGTTACCCTCCAGTTTTGTGCGTTGGTAGCGTCCTTCAGGTCGCTACTGAGCACTGCTTCCTGGACCGTGAACGGGCGATAGCTCGCTTTACGGGGCCATTGGTAGTAGGAAATCTCCTTTGCTTCCATTGACCTCAAGGCTTTAGCCTTGATCCGGGTTAAACCCTTTACGGCTTCAAAAGCTTGATCCTGTCGGTGAAAGCTAGAGAAGACGCTAGGGTGGAACTTCATTGCCTCAATCAGTAGATGAGCCAGTGGAGCTTGTAGTATATTCAACCAGTATTCTGATAGAGTTACTACTCGAGCTTTGTTGCCCATTTCTGGGACAATTTCAGCTCTAAGTACG